CGAATGCAAGCTGCATGGCGTTCGATACGCCCTGAGCCGACACACGAACGGTTTCAAGGATTGCTGGAGCCGAAATAAGACACACATGTCGAGTTACGCCAGTGGCCAACGATCCAAGGTTTTCATTTACTTCAGTTCTCTGTTGGGATTGATCTAAATCCCGATTTACGATTGCCATTTTATCTCCTTACGACGATGTCGTTAGTTGCTTTCGCGAAATCTGTCCGCATATCTGCGGCGATAGCGCGAAATTCATTTTTTTTCTGACGCTTTTCGTCTTCCTCTTTCATTTCCCGTCTTCGTTTCATTTCTTCAAACTGACGATCTTGAGCCCATGTATCCCTCGATCGAAGTTCAAACAGAACCTGTTCAATACCTCTTTCGACCGGAGTCCCTGAAGCGTGCCAATTATCAGTCAAAGCAAGAATGAAGATCTTTTGAACCCCGAATGCCTCGTCTTGATAGATGCGGCTATCTCTCTTGATCACCCGGTGAAGCTGAATCATTCCTTGCGGAGTGATAGAGGCTTCAAGCGCAGAATCAAGATACTTTACCGCTTCATTAAGACGAGACACCCGGTAGCTCATAAATTACGGAGAAATGTACGAAGAAAGAACGGAGTTTGCCGATGGTTTTTCTGGGAAGATGTTCGCAAACAACCGCAGACGCGCTTCATACGCATCGGCAGAAGTCTGGGCGATCATGTAAGAGCCAGACTCATCGGCCCATTCCAGATCGCAAAGAACGTATTTTTTCCAAGTCGACACGTCCAAGAACGCGAATCGACGAGGCATGAACTGATCTGGAACCACTGGAACTCCGCCGAACTCCAGATAAGATCCATTCAAATCAGAAAACGTTCCATCGCCCTTGGTTTTTCCAACGAAGCGCTTATCTGGTATCAAGAGCTTGTTGTAGAACCGCTCGGAGTCATAATCGCAATAAATTGCGTTAATCTTCCCATTACCTCGGCGTTTCGCTTCGTTATATGCCTGTTGCATGAGGTCGAGCGTGAGCTGACCGCTAGAAGCGGAAACCAAGTTACCGCCGTAAACAGGATATGCAGAACGATCAACCGAGTAGATCGTGGTAGTCCCACCGTCTTGCGAGGTGAGAATTCCTTGCATCTCCATGTTGTATGCACCGGAACGGACGATCAAGTCCGTAGAGGAGCAAGTCACGGCAGAGGAGAGAGTCAGGGTAACAGTAGTCGTCCCGGTCAATGCCGTGATTTCCACGTTAGAAGCCTGAAGCACTCCAGAGGTGTTATGGATGTCGATCATCATGCCTACGCTAAGGAACTTGTTCCCGGCTTCGGTAGATTCACGGCCGGTAGCGGTAATGACCGTAGAGGCCACGGCGTTAGCCGAAACCGTCGCGAGTTGTCCGTTACCAGACCAAAACAACTGACGATCAACGTCAGCCTTAAGGTCGTTCAGGCCCTCCTCCATTTCGTAAGACATAGCCGATACGAAAGATCCCTTGTCTCCTTGGGAGGCCTTAAGCATTGGCCCAGTCACGCCGAATCGGAGGTAATTGAACTTGGCATTAATCACTGCCTGAATTGTGGTCTGTTGACCAATCTTAGGCAGAATACCGCCGTCAGAAGTCGCTCCGATACCAGGGTTACGACGGACCTTCAAAGGCCGGTTGACCTGAAGACCATTGTATTTTTCCGACCCCTTCTCCATGTGCTTATAGAGAGGGAGTTCATCGTTGAACTGCGTTTTAATGGGTCCTGCGTAGAAGCTCTTCAGGATGCCCAACGCGCCATTTAATGCCGCTGTTGATGCAAAGTTATTTGCCATGTTTTCCGGCTCTCCTTGTCCGGTATTGGTTTAACTGTTCTCTAGTTCCTCGAGAGCATATTTGGATGCTTCTTTGATAGTCTTAGGAGCTCTAGGAGCATTCCCAGGAATACCGCCGCCAGCAGCCGAATCCTTGCCCGCGAAGTTAGCCGATTTAATTTTTCCTGTGCGCTCTTTGTAATATTCCTCGGCACGCTTCTTGTTCGCATCGTCGACCGATTTCCAAATACGATCCCAATGCTCATCAGTAAGCTCGACACGTTTTCCTTGAGGAGATTCGGATCTAAGCTTGTTTAGAAGCGCATCAGCTCGAACAAGTGCCGTTTCTTCGTCGGCGTATTTGTACTTCTGACTAAGCGTCTTGAACTTAGAATCTAGCTCTGCCTCAATCGCAGCAACCTTCCGCTCGTGATACTCGCTTTCCAGCGAGTTAACCTTGGCTTCCAGCCGCTTATAGTGATCGTTTGCCGGGGTTTCTTCCGCGCCTTGCTTCTTCGCTTCTTCTTTCAGGACATATCGGAGGTAGCTATGAAACTTCTCCGGATACGTTTTCTGAAACTCAGCTGCGAGGTCAGGGCGCTCACGCACTTTATCCAGGTCAGCTGAGAGGTTGTCGTAGTAACGACGCTCCTCAGCAATAGCCTGAGTCTTCCGCGTATAATCAGACTGGAACATCACAGCTTTGCGGAAGTCCTGCGGTGTCCATTCGTGCCCCTCAAACCGGACTTTTTTCGCAGTATCAAAGTCTAGGACCCCATCGTCCTGCTTCGTTTCTGGAGAGCCCGTAGGGGTATCGTTCTCTAAATTCTCTGGGGCATTAGTCCCCGTGTCAAGGGACTGATTTTCTGGGACGTCAGTCATTACGCTTTGCCTTTCCGTTTCATCGCTTCAAGTTTTGCCAACTCCATGAGTGACATTTTCTTGCCGCCTTCTTTTAGGCTCTTAGCTTCGTTGTCATCGATTCCAGCAACCATTTCTTCATCGAGGTCTTGGGAATCATCAAACCCACTGGATGGTTCTTCTCTCTCCTCCATCTCGTGACCGGACATCATTTTTTTCATGGATTCTTTGTCCTGGGATTCATCCATGTGTCCAGGAGGCGCCATGTCTCCGCCTTTTTCTTCGGCCTGTGGAGGCGAGATGATGATGGAGAGATCGATTGCCTTGCCTCTTCGGCGCATCATTGCGTCTTTCAATGGATCGTTCTTATGGGTCGTCCTCCGGCTTGCGCCTCATTCATTTGCTCAATTGGTTGTGCTTCTGGGTTAGACGCCGTCGCGTGGTCGACAAGCCCAGGATTGGCGTCTACGTCCGCCTTGGCTTGGGGAAGCATGTCTTCAGGTTGAACATCTGGAGGAGGCTGAACATTCGTTCCAGCCGCGAAATCAAGATGCTCGTTCATCACACGAAGAAGCTCTGCCTGTTGAACCGGATTGAGAGCATTAAACTTATCGCCCTTCCGGTAGCGGTTTAGTTCCTGAATCCAAAGCGTATGATTGTCGAACTCGGAAACGATGACAGGTTCTGAAGCCTCGATCGATTCGATTCCTTTTTTGATCGATCCCATATCAAGCGCATAGTCCTGATACATTTCGGAGGCGTCTCCGAACTCGATCATGGAAAGAACCTTTTCTCTGACCTTTGGATCGGCTTGATCTCCCAAGAGTCCCTCACGATAAGCACCGAGAATATCCTGACGGCTAAGGGTCTTAGATCCTGGCAGAGTAGAGCCGCGGATAACGATCGCGTCCGTATTCCCACGAAGCATCTCTCCGGTAAGCTCTTTCACAGCATAGGATTGGTTTTGACCGGCAATCTTGATCTTCCGCGGAGTCGTGTAGAACTTCTCGACGTACTTGAGAATCAAAGATCCAACCCTGGCCCAAGCAATTTCATGCTGTTCGGTCATCACTCCGATTCGGGTGTCATCTTGCTCAGTGAGAAGCTGCATCCCGATAGCGGGAATACCGGCAGCCGGAAGAGATCCGCGAGACACTTCCGAAATACCAGAAATGTCGTTAATTTCTTTGTCGCAAAGACCTTCCTCTTGAAACGCCCACTGAGGAATTGAAGGAGTTTGAAGAGGAATCGGCCTTCCCGCATCCGCAGCGTTCGGAACTGGATCATAATAAATAACTTCAGCAGATTGATCGTTCAAAGACTCCTGAGCAAGCCCGCTTCCCCTCGCTGTGATGTACTTTCCAGACATCAATCGCCTGGACCAATCAGAAACCCTTCTCCGGTTTTCGTTGTATGCGTCTTGAACTGGACGAAGATGCGTAATGATCGAATCGGGGTAATATTTCCCGCCGATCACCACATCATCAAAGCGAGCGAAAGGGATTTCTCCAACTGGGAGTTCTTTGTTCTCGAGCAATACTCCGTTTGCGGTAATGATCAATCTACCTGTTGGATATTTGCTTGATCTAGCTTCGTATTTCACGAGCTCAATCGCGCAATTTTTCATGTTGGTCGTAGAAGCGTTCGGTCCACGAGTGTTCATGGTGTTGATTCGGTCTTCATACTGAGCCGAAAGAAGCCAGGCGCCCTCTTCCTTCACCATGTGGCCGTATTCAGGATAATGAGCCTTGAAATAGTCCAATTTCCGGACTTTTGCCGTGATGATGTACGTTTTTAGCGCGTCTTCAAACGAACGAGCCAATGGATCTGGGAAGACTTCAAATGAGGAGAATACGTCCGCTGACAAATCGCCCTCGAACATGACTTCGCCTGTTTCGGGATCATCTACTGGATCTCCCAGCTCCGTATCCCAACCAACGCGCATATAGGAATGACCGCATTGCTGCGTCCACATGTACAAGGCCAGGCGCTTTTGATTGAGATTTAGCTTCTCCCACATGACTCCGATGGTTTGAAGGCCAAGGCGTGCCGCCTCTTTGTCCTCGGTATCGTTCGATTCAGGACGAACATCGTACTTGGGCGGATTCTTGCAGAGCCTTGCTAAGCGGTTCTGAATCGTGGGGAGAATTTTATTAACATGAAGCTTGCCCTTTTTAAGGGCACTAGACGCCCGGTTGATGGGCATGAAGGAGCGGGACTGTGTGTTCCACGCGACGCCGTCATAACCGAGAAGATAAGCAATGTTAGTCATCCAGATTCCCTCGTGGGAAATCCGGTTAGCAGATCCGCGGATCTCTTCGACCTTGTCGCGGACGTGCTTGGCTAAGTCCCTATCCTTTTCGGATTGGGTCTCGTTGTCGCCCTCGATGTTCTTCTTCCCTAAATCAAATAAACCCAATTGAAAGCGTTTCCTTTCGCTTCAAGTCGCCGTTTGTCTAGTTTAATCCGAAATCATCTAACTGGGCAAAGTCCTCCACAAAGGTTATCGGTTCGGATTTCTTGTGCTCTTGCTCTTTTTGTTTCTTAGAAAGAGCCACGGCCTGTTCATATTCGTAATAGTTCCGGCTCATGGCCTTATCTAGAAGCTTCTGGACAGTGAACTGATTGAAAATCTCTCTCGAGACAAGAAGCCCGCTCAAAAGCGCAATCATCCAATGTTCAGCGCTCATCCGGGACCAATCCGCTTCCCAGATCCAGCTCCGTGAGCCTCAACATAGAGATCGCGGTTCATGTAATCTTCGACTTTCTCCAAGTCTCCGTTTCGGCAGACCTTTACGCCGTTATAGACGAAATACGGAGCTCCCTTTAGACCGCCCTTGTTGAAGTAATTGATGACTTCTTCGGTCGTTTCAACCCACTCATCCCCGCTCATTTTCGCCATCTCGATTGCGTCTTTGAAATCGCTTACGAGTTCAAACATTTCTTGGCGTTCTTCTCGTTTTGCGGCGCGAGCGTTCTGGACTGATTCCATGTCCATCAATTCTTTGTCGGTAGTCTTATTCGTCATCGCTTCCCCTCCCTTGGGACTGAGTTAGGCTCCGGATGTACCAGCGCTCGTAATCGGGACTGGCCACAGAAGGCGCAGGACCGAGCGGAGCGGGTTTCTCTTCCTCTGGATAATGTACGATTTCTTCCAAAGAGGCTAGAGCGTCAAGAATGTCGTCATGCTTCGCTCTTGGGAATGAGGAGTACTCGTCCTCGAAATCGGCGCAGCCCTTCGGAAGGAACATTCGTTTCCATTCAAACCTCGGAACCAATCCAAGGATTCTTGATTCCTTCGTTTGATAGGAGCGCTTAATGCCTTTCACGGGTAGCAGCTTATTTCTGCGCCGCATCTCTTCGTCTAGAATGTAGAGAAGAGCCTCTTGGTAAGCTACCGATTCAATCCCAATCGTTCGGCATTTAAACTCTTCTTGGATGTCGAATAACTTCGAGACGATCTGCGTCGGAGTAAGCCTATATCGGGATAAAACCCTCCCGTGCCATACACCGCCACGAGAAGCGCTTACGATCGCAATGCCCGTGTAGTCGTGATGCTTGTTCTGCCCAATGGCCGGATCAACGAAAGCAAAATTGTAATAGCGCGATGGAAGAGTGTCCCAATACGAAAGCCATTCGGATCGGAATACCCTGGCGTCATCTGGAATGACTTCGTTTAGGTATTGGTTCGCGTAGAGATAAGATCCCATCACCTTTCGCTGGGATCTTAGAAAGTCTTTTGTAAGTCTCTCAGGGAATAGCAGCGTGCCGTCTTCGTACTCGGCTCGCTTATAAACTACGCTCCACATTATTTAAGGAAAGCCACCGCCAAAACAGCCAGAATAAAGCAAGCCGATAGGATGATTGTAGAACGCCTCCAAGCTCGATTGTTCATGGTAATCGCTGCAACAGTGAAATCACGCGCTAGACAAAGGGTCCTGGCGGATTCTCCATTTGCAGCACAATCGGCGTAATATTTCATGTCGGCCTTCAGTGCGTCTTCCGCGGCCTTCCTTAGCCCTTCTCGAATCATCCGTGCTTTCTTGATCGCGGCCACGCTTTCCTTGCGCTTTTGCTCCTCGAGTTCTCGAAGAGCCTCCGCTTTCTTTGTGAACTGATCAATGGAATTTATGACTTCGCTGATCGTCTTTTTCTCGGGCACGTTTGATAGAACAACTCCATTTTTGATTGATTCATCAATCATGAGAATGCGCTCCTGCATCTCCTGTTCGTTCATTGGAACCACTTCGGATCCGTCTAGCTTCCAGAAGTGCGGAGGATAGAGGCCGTTAACTTTGGAGAGGTCCGGATCGAGGACCGCGTTTTGATAATGTAGTAGCGTCGTTGGGTCGTCCGATGTCTCCTCCCGCGCTGTGTGGGGAAGGAATATTACTACTCGGTGCTTTGGCATTTTCATCTCCAAAAAGAGCCGTTTTAATTAGCTCTAGGGACTGCATCAACATCGCATGTTGTGCGCGGTTCATGGATACCAGGCCGGACGCCTTGTCCACGTTATCAAAAGCATTCTTTAATTCTTCTGTTTTGGTCATTAGTTCTCCAATGGGACTGTTGAAGATGCTCCTGCATCGAAAAAAGGTAACCGCATCAGGATAGCGCCGACTGCCATTTCTAGATCGCCAATCTCTTGCATCGTGATGAAACCAGAATCTAGCCTGATTGGAAACTGTTTTATAACGAGAGGCTTCGTCTTCGTGTCATCCATGAATCCACCCATGTTGAAAATCAAAATGCCTTTGTCACCGTTGAACATGACCGACATGATTTTCCATTTTGTGGCGACGTTCCCTGTTCCATCATCTACGTCGAATGTCTTATCGATCCACTGGGCCATTGATTAAATCCTCTCGTACGAGAAATTGAACCATCTCGTTTTGTTCGTAACATCGACGGGAGTGAAGTTACAATCCACAGTAGCGCTTGCAGCGTCCGCGAAGATGACTCCGGTTTCGTTCAGCCCTTCGGTTGTGAAGTTACCAGAGGCGTCGTTTTTACCTCCTAGGTTTGATGCAATCGGGAGGCTCATGCGAAGCTGCGTAAGTGTGAGCGTGGTTGTGGGATCGATGTCCACTCTTCCTGAGCAGAACACCCTTTTCCCGTGGGTCATAAACCGGCATTCATATGCGGTGCTTGCCGCTACGTTCGCCGTGTTCGTGAGCGTCGGCGTCCACACTCCGTCATCTGAAACGTCCGCGATGAATCTCCACTTGCTCGATCCTGTGTCGTAGTGAACTTCGCATGCTTGCTCGGGCATTAAATAGAACGGTAGCCCGTTTGGAGTGCGGATCTGATCTGCGGCTGAAGCCGATCCATTTAGATGATTGATGGTGATGATGTTCGTGGACTTGTTCCTAATGACGAACCTAGAACCGGCCCTTCCTACGGAAGTATACGTGCTTTCTGGGGCTGTAATTCCGTTGATTACCGTAACGGTGCCCGTAATGTTCGCTCCACCCACGATACCGTCACAAAGAGCATTATGTGTGGCCGTTGTTGAAACCGTGGTCAGGGACTGACCTAGGCGCTTAAAAATACATGGCTGATTATTATACTGTCCAACGACATAGTATATGTATCCGGCCCCAGCGTTTTGATCTGACACCGCAAAATAAGTCACGTTTGCTGTATCGGTTCCGGCTCCTGTGAGAAGGAAGCCCAGATATTCGCTTGAAGCATTGACCCAAGTTGGCGCTCCACCGAATGGGTTTGCGTAGAACTTGAAACCATCTCCCGGAACAGCGGGGTCAACAAAGCTAGTTCCAAAATATACCGAAGCCCCATTCGATAGGTCTGTAATAGCTAAGACCGTTTCTCCAAGAAGGTTGCGCATCGTAATGTTTTGGGCTTCTGTTTGTCCGTTTTCATCGACTGTAAAATATTGAGAGATAGCGGTCTGATCTAGGACATTGAATATGTGTTGATGGTTTCCTGCCCCGTCCTTGTGTTTGATCGTTAGCGCAGAAAACGAATTTGTTAGATCTGGGTTATCTATTGATACACACGCGTTATACTGTATTGTTCCAATCCACAGCTTATCCATTGAAGCATGGACAAGAGATTTTGATTCAAACCCAGTTCCTCCAGAATTAACCCCTAAAACATTGTATGCATCGCCCACTGCGACCGAGGTCATACCTTTTAGGTTGAGAGTAACTGTATCGGTGCCTGAGTTCCCCGTGATGTCGATCGTTCCACCCGTAAGTGTAAGCGTGTCGTTGAACGAGTCCGCCACAGGAGACGTACCAAGATCCGTCTGAATCGTGGTGAATCCAAACCCCGTAAACCCGCTCGGGAATCCCGGAGAAGTGGAAAATATCTTAGTAACTGGCACTTACGTATTCTCGGATTTTCCGCGCATGAAGCAAACGACTGCGGTTGCGCCGGTTGCGGAGAGATAGAACCTACAGGGGCCGTCGATGGACCAAATTTCAGAAGATCCAACGAGATAATCTGTTCCCGTTCTGGCTGCGAGCTGCACAGCCGTCAGGGTCACTCCGTAAGAAACGCCGACAACCTCAAGCGTGCCTCCGGAAAGATATTTAAGCTGAATGGCATTCTGTCCTGCCACGCCCTCGACAAGAATGGCGTTCGTTGCGCCAAGAGGAACCGCGAAGCGACCTGTTTCCAATCCAAAAACTTTATCTAATGGGCTGCTCATTGTTTTCCCCCGGCGACCAGCTTTGCTTGGTCTGGATCAAGTTCATTTTCAGCTATCCATCCGATAATATCATCGACGGCATATCTAGTGCCAATGATGACATAGTCTCCCTCCGGTTCAAGGATGGCTAGATTCATGCGGTAATGAGAAACAACCTTCTGACGGGCTTCGGGCGTGGAAGAGTTATTCCCTGAATTGTAGTCGTCTCCGATCACGCAATTGTAATGCTGGCCCACCTTGACCGTCCCAATCCCTCCGCATGTGATCGATGCTTCTTTGTACGCTGTGGCGCGTTGGTTAATGGTGATTTCGCCCTCGGTCCAGTTATCTGCCGATTGAAACTCTCCGAATAGGTCAATCAGTTTCGGGTCTGCTAAGTGGTATTTGATGACCCGAAGGAAGTTCTTCGAGTTCGTGTAAACCTCGGAATCGAGAAGGATTCGGTCATTAGGATTCCGGATGAGTCTCCAGATTGGATAAACGATGCACCCGAGCGTTGATTTGAAGGTTCCTCGGGGCATTACGATCAGCTTCCGATGAAGCGGGCTCTCGAGCGTACGAATCATGTCGTTATGAGTCCGCTTGTTAGCCTCCGGATAGCCCAGGAATCTTGCGAGAGAATAAATGCTCGACTTCAGCTCGCGTGCAATCTCAGCCTTTAGGAATGCTTCCCCAATCTCGGGCTCTCGAGTAAGGGCATCAAGTGCTTTCGGGTTCATTCTTCTCTGATCGAATGCGCTCGAGCTCCTTGGCAAGCGCCAATACCTTCTCGGACGTAGACCCGCTGTCTACCGATCCAGAAAGCTTCACGCGCTCCTGTGGCTTTCCATGAAGTCTGTTTAGAAGAATCTCAAGAGCCCCAAGATCGCCCTTGTTGATCGCTTTCACTGCCGCCGATGCAACCCACACCCGAAGCACGGACGAATTCTTATCCTTCGTCACCGCTTGCAATCCCTCGAGATCGCATCCCAAAATCATCGCCATCACATCATGCACTTCTGGCTGTGTAATGCGTTTTAGGGCCTTTTTTAAGGGGTCATGAGCGCGTGCGCCTTCGGGATTCCCGCTAACTCCCGGCCTAAACATTGTGGGCCCTAGATTTTTGTTTTGAGGACGCTCTTTCACCCTGCAATCTCCCTGCTATGAGTCATTTTACCACGCGCATCATTTCTGTAAAACTGCGGCTTTCCCTGTAAACTTTTCCCACCGTGTCAGAATGCTATCGCAGTACTTGGGAGAGAGCTCTAGTGCTCGGCATTTGCGGTTCGTTTTTTCGCACGCAATGAGCGTTGAGCCCGATCCGCAGAACGGCTCATAGACGACGTCTCCTGGCTTTGTGTGGTTCAAGATGCTTGGCTCCAATAGCCCGACTGGTTTTTGGGTGGGATGGATTTTGTCGTTTTCTCGACCGCACTCCCAAATGGTGCTTTGGTTTCTCTCTCCGAAAAAATCGGGTTCATTTCCTTTGAGCCAACCCATGAGGCAGAGCTCGTGCCTCCAATGGTAGTGCCCGCGCCCGAACACAAACTGGGGCTTGACCCATACGATTTGCCTGTGGAACAGGATTCCTGCTGCTGCTGCTGCTGCTGCTGCTGTATACCCCTGCATTTTCATGGCGTGCCACATGTAAAACGCGAAGCCGTCTTTCATAAACGGAAGGCTTGCGCTGATGCATGAAAATATAAAGTCCTGGAACTCTTGGTCTTCTAGGTCGTCGTTCTCGATTTTGTCATAACCTTTTGACTGACCCTTCTCGTTTGAAACTTCGACGTGGTTGATTCCGTAAGGCGGGTCAGACAGCCAAACGGACGCCCGATCAGCGCCCATGAGCGCATCTACATTTGTTGAAACTGTGCAATCCCCACACATCAACCGATGATTGCCAAGAATCCAAATATCCCCTGGTTTTACGCGGGTTTCTGCGTTTTCTGGGATGGCGTCCGGATCGGTAAGCCCTTCGTTTTCGGCTACGTCAATTTTGAAGTTTTTGATTCCCAGCAGGTCAATGTCGAAGTCAGGGCCAAGGTTTGGAATCTCAATGTTGATGTCGGCGAGCTTGAGCTCGGCCCAGGATGCAATGGCGTTGTCGGAAACGAGATCAGCATACATCTGCTCCTCAGAATCATAGTCCTGAAATGACACCGGCACTTTCTTGAGGCCAAGCTTCGTTGCGGCCAGAAGTCTGCCGTGCCCCGATGGAATAAACCCCGATTGTGTGCAAACTTTGATGGGGTAGCGCCAGCCCTGGTACGCAAGGATGTTTGCAAGGCTCTCAATCTGGTCAGCGCTATGGACATTTGGATTCTTGGGATTGGGGACCATCTCCCCGATGGGGACCATTTTATCGTGGGGACAATGTACCTTCATGGGAACAATCTGAAGCGGGTCTCTGGTTAAAACAAGCGGAATGGGCAAAAATTTCCCCATGTGGAAGTGGTTAATCGATTGGTTTGTGCTTGCCGCTTGGATGATTCTAATTGTTTTCTGGACTGCCTACAGCATCGGGGGAGATTGCGTGCTCCAAGTTCGGGACGCCGAGTGTCGCGTTTTCTGTTCTCGAGGCGGATGGGATTCCGGTAGATACGCCGCTTTTTCTGGTGGTGCTCCGGTGTGCGAATGCATCGACGAAATCGAGTATTCCAAGGCAACAGAAAAAAGTTACCGACTTGGAAAAGTGCCCGGTTTCCGCAAAAAACAGCCCTGGGAATGATTGCCGCAGCGCCAATAAAAAACGGTCCCTTGACGATTGCGCCAGGGACCGCTTACTTTTCCGCCTGAACAACAAGAAAAGATGCGGCGAATCTATCAAGACTCCCCATCTCATTCAATGCGTATTGGGTCCCATGTCTAAAATGGGGGGAAAGTGCCTAGGCTAAATATCGACGATAGTCTTTACAGCGACCCAAGGTTCATGCGTCTTTGCGCTCTCCTGGATGGAAATTACGCAGCCGCAATTGGTTTTTGCGTCATCGCATGGACCCTTGGGCAAAAATGGTACCGAATATCTCCAAACACATTTATTCCACTTGCAGAATGGAGAAACGCCCACATCACAGAGGCATTTTTGTCCTCCGGTCTTGCGGTGCGCCATGAGGATGGAATTGAGATTGTTGGGGCTGATGACCACTTTGGATGGCTCCCAGAACGAGCGGCGGCCGGAAAAAAGGGCGGAGATGCTAAAGCGCGAAATCATAGGGAAAAATCTCTAGCAAACGCTAGCAAACGCAAGCAAAACGTAGCCTCTTACTCTTACTCTTACTCTTACTCTAAAGAATTAAATCCAAGAGAGTCATCTGGCGATGACCCACATCCAATTTTTTTAGCGTGGAATACGCACCGAGGAAAATTGCCAGAAGCCAAGGGCATGAGCCCGAAGCGAGCCCGTGATGCGGCGGCTAGATGGCGCGAGAATCCATCCCAGGAGTATTGGGTTCGGGTAGTCCAGGCGGTCGTCAATTCGCCGTTCTGTTGCGGCAACAACGATCGAGGATGGAAGGCGACCTTCGACTGGCTTCTCCAGCCGGACACCCACCTACGCGCACTCGAAGGCAAGTACGACAACCAAAAAACCAGAAAAATGGATTTGCTATGACCGAAAACAATTCCGCTGCCGATGCGTATCTCACCGGTGTAATTCCGAATGCACGGAGGCTAAGCGATCTTTTCCAGGAGGCCGTGAAGGAAATCCTCCTCCCTGCCGATTCTGTGAGATTACCCGAGTTCGCAAAGCTCGATTCCGTTACCGGAGGATTTCGCCCGCGCGAGTTTACGATTTTCTGCGGATCTACTGGATCCGGAAAGACTTCATTCCTGGCGTGCCTCTCGGCCGCGTTCGTCGGCCGAAACGTTCCGCACTTCGTTGCTTCCGTTGAAACTGGTCCTGTTGATTTCGCGAAGCGTGTGATTAGTTGCCTAGCCGATGAGGATCTAAATACAGGGGATGCGATACCGCTGCACAAGGTCGAATCGGTCGTTGCGCGATTTGAACCGATGTTCTCTCCTTCGGTGCCAGCATTTCTTTCGCTGTATGATAATCGCTTCAGCGTCGAGCAATTGATGAATGACCTAGCGTTTGTGGTAAAGCATCGCGGTGTAAAAGTGGCGATGATAGATAATCTGAATTTTTTTATGGAAGTCACCACAGCCGCAAACCAGGTTGTCGAAATGGACCGCGTGATTCACGAGCTGATTATTTTCTGCAAGCGCGTAGATGTGCACTTAATCATGGTGATGCACCCAAAGAAATCTGGCCCTGGCGATACCCGCGTAAATTCCGAGTATGACGTGAAAGGAAGCTCCACCGCGGTCCAAGAGGCGCATAATGTTTTTCTTTGGAATCGCCTTTCCGAGGATGCAGTTGGTTATGACCCATCTCTTCGAGAGCTAAAGATTGCGAAAATGCGCAGAAGGGGAAAGACAATCGGTAAATCGATTTTATTTAGATCAACAAATGGCGTTACTTACCGCGAGGCGTGAATGAATTATTCCGAAGATTACAGGCAAGCGTCCGAGAAAATGAAGCACCTATCTCAAGCCGGATGTCACCGATCCGTAATGCGAGCGATTGGAGGCGAACTTAACCAGACTGATTTTTTCTGGTGGATGGAAGACCGATTTCCGGGAGAGCTCGATGCGTTGCAATCTTTGGCTTTTCCTGGCGCGGAGGCATGGCGGACGTATTGCGCTGCCCTCGAGGCGTATGGGCGGATGTGGGCCGATGAAACGGGCAGGGACCAATCGGCGCTAATGCTATCCGGAATTGCGGCCACGCGCGGAGAGACCGTTTGAGCTACGTCCTCGAAATTGAAATTATGGGGCTCCCAAAAATGGCGAACTCCTCCGGGGCGAAAAGCACCCACTGGCGCTATGCCCATGCCGAGGCAACCAAGTGGAAAAAACTAGTGTGGGCGGCGTGCATCTCCAAAAAGCCCCCGGCACCGCTCGAGACCTATCGCCTGACCCTTACACGCTACAGCTCAATAATGCCAGACTACGATGGTCTGGTTAGGGGATTTAAACACGCCGTGGATGGGCTGAAGCTCGCGGGGGTAATCCTGGACGACCGCCTTTCTAACTCAGGCCCTTGGGACTGCCGCTGGGAAAAGGCACCACAGGGGCAGGGAAGGGTCGCCATTCGCGTCTGGTCGCCCGCTCCGGGAAACGAGGCAGAAACCCCATGACGCGCAATGTCGTTGCAATGTTTCTTCGGACCCCCTCTACATAGCCCCGGGAATCAAAGGAATTGCCCCGGGAATCGTTTTGATGTAGCTCGACAGGCGAATGGAAATCAAAGTTCGCGAGCGCGTACAGGCCGGAAGTGTCTTTCTCCTGAAGTTCCATTGCCCGCATTGCAATGAAGAATGCTTTGAGGCGTGGCCCCTTGGTATTTGCAAATATTGCAAATCGGACCTGTCCCAGTACGAGATGGTAATAAAGCACATGCGATTGGTTTCGGGATCTCGACGCAGAAGAGGCGGGGGCATATCAAAGGCAATTGTCCAAATGCTTATGGAGATGACCGGAGGGGGATGCGCATATTGCTTTATGTCGGTTCGCGGAATTCAGTACCACGTAGAGCACATCACGCCCCTTTCGGTCGGCGGGACAAATGCCATAGGAAACCTGACAATATCTTGCCCCGATTGCAATAAGTGTGCCGGCTCAAAGGTGTTTTCAAGCCTGGAGGCCAAAAGAAACTACATAATCAGGGCTCGCGGGATAGTGAATGGAACGCCTGAATTCCGTTGAGACCCCGTCAAACCCATGACACAATGGCCCTACGTCGGTGATGCGGCGAGAAGCGAGGACACATGGACCGTTACTTAATCCAGCCCCCAGAACCCCAATCATTTACCAAAGATGACGTCGAAGCCCTAGCCGCGCATCTCATGGAAACATGCCCGGATCAGTATGCCGGAGAGGATGCGAGAAAGGTCGCCCTTTCCTACGCACAGGAATACCTCGAAATCTATGGCCGCGACTTCCCCGCGGTGTTCGGATGATTTCTTTCCAAGTCATCACAAAAGATCAAAAGACCATTAAACTAATTCGATTGATCGATGCGCTGGTTGTGGCCGAGCGGTTCGATGTGGACATAATTTGGCTCCTTGAGGAAGACTCGAGACATACCGCCAAGGTCGCGATCGATCGCCATTCAATAAAGGCGGACTACTAATGGCCTTCGCAATCGCTTTTTTGTTTTGTTTGTTTTTTCCGATTCTTTGGCCGTTCATCATCGGATATTGGATTGGAGGATTTACTGGTGCCGCAGTTGGATTTGTTCTTCTGGTGAGTGTGGATTGGTAATGGCTGACATTATTTTCTGGTGGGCCGCATTGATGGGCCTTCTGGTCGCGAAATGGGTGGAGCGGGGAATATGAAACTAAATAAAAGGGGATTAAATGAGTAACGTAGAAAACATTAAAAAAAGCATCGGGTTTTACTTGGAGCTTCTTTCTAAGTGGGACGCAGCATCGGCCCTCCCATGGCCCGATGGTTACCTATACTATTACGAGCTTCAAGGGGCGCTTAAGAACATCCTGACCACGAATAAGGAAACACTGGTTTCGGATTGGAACGATCTCACCCGTGAACAGTTCGACGAAGTAAGCTCCTTCGTTCGGACCACTCTCCAGACTCCGAATCACCCGAAGATTGCGACGTACATCACGAACCTATTCGCGATCTCTCTTCGTGCAAGGACCGAGAACGGGAATGTCTTGTTCGCGGACATCGTGCAGTTTCTTTTGGATCAACAAAACCAAGCGAAGCCCGTAAAGCCAAGCGAACAAGCTATTGCGACGATTCCGAGCGGGGCGGTATGAAAGGAAAAACAATGAAACCGAAAAAGAAGAAGCGCTTTGTGATTGTTCGCACGCATTCCGCAGGAGTATTCGCGGGATATATCGAGAGCCGAAAAGGACAAGAGGTCGTCATGACTGAGGCTCGCCGCCTTTGGTACTGGAAAGGCGCGTCTTCGCTATCGCAGCTCGCGATGGAAGGCGTGAAGTACCCGCTTGAGTGCAAGTTTCCGGTCGCCATGAATCGCGTGGAGCTGACACAGGCAATCGAAATCATCAACGTGACCGCGAAGGCCAAGGCGTCGATCGACGGGGTGCCGGTGTGGAAGCAGTAAACGACGGCGACGGCTCCGGCTACGGCTCCGGCTACGGCTCCGGCTCCGGCTACGGCTTCGGCGACGGCACCGGCTACGGCTCCGGCTACGGCTCCGG